TTACTGTTCAATTACAACAGCATACTCTTTAATGATTTTAACTTCTGCATCAATCAACTTTTCAACAGATTCCTCAATCATATCAGCAGCATCTACACTTTCAAGATAACATCTTAAATCATTATAGCTACTTCCTTCAATAAAAATATGAACATCAAACTTAGTAGGTTTTTGTCCTTCAATAAGTGGAATGTTAATAGTGAATTTTTCAGGAATATTGCTTTCTAATGTTTGCTCAAATGAAGCTGAAAGATTACCCCTATTGTCGTCTTTAGCATCAAGGTCTTGCTTTAATTTAGCTTTAATATCTCTAAGAGAATTAATAATTGCTGCATGTTCTGTTCTACTATCAAAAATACTTCTAAGCATTTTTAACTTTTTAGCTAAATCTCTTGGAGTATATGAAACTTCTGAATCATTAATACCTAATAATTTGAATTTATTACCTAAATAAATATGTCCAGAAATATGATATGTACCAAAAGGACTATCTTCATTTAAATATAAATCAATTCTTCTTGCATTTCTATTTACTTGGCAGTTCGATTTATTTAATTTAAAATCAGCATTTCTTGCTTTAATAAATTCAGATGGAGCATTAATTACTCCTGCAATATTTAAGTTAGGAGTATTAGCTAAAGGCAATGCTTGCCCCTCTCTAATTACTAATTCTTTTACTCCTTCTTCAACTTTTACTTCTACCTTATCCATTTGATACCTCCTGATTAATTGTTCTTATTCTACCTTGTCTTTCTGTAGGCTTTAATAATCTACTATCTACACAAATACCTTCCTCATCAAATATATACATGAATCCATTTTCTTGATCATCTAATTGATAAAGATTTCCGGTGCGATATTCTGATTTATGCTTAATAGTACTTAAAAGCTCTTTTTTATCACTAAGAGGTTTAGCTAATCTTTCTTTAAATTCAGTTATAACTTCTTTTTTTTCTTCCTCAATATCATTGATTTCAATAGATACATTCGCAAGTTGCTTTCTACGTTCAGTTACTTCTTCTTCACTTAACGTTTTGGTGTATGAGTCATTTACAACATTGTACGCAACTCCTTCAAGAGTATTTTTAATTACATCTGGAGTTTGAATACTCAATTGAGCATCATATTTATCTCCAATTTCAAACTCTCTTACTTTGTCATTTGCCATTTTTATGGTTTTAAATTAATATAAAGGGTTAATTAAATACTTCCCATTTCTAAGTAACTATCAATTAACTTAGGATTGTTAATAAAGTGTAATTTGTACGCATCTAACGCATCTTGATACTGAATCTGACCTTCTTCATAAGAATCAGGAGAAAGCTCAGCTAAACAAACCGTATAAGGGTACGTTTTTTCTTGAACTAAAAACCAAAATGAATCCACACCAGTAATATCTCTATAAAATGCACCTTGTCTTGGATAGCTATACTTTTTAGCACTATAAGAGAAGTTTCTTAGTGTAGCTGGCTCTCTTGTAGTTTTGTAATCTAAAATAAAGTTAGAAGGATTGATAGCATCAACTTTGCATTTTGTATTTATTCCTCTAATGTTTTTAGAATAAATTACTTCTCTTTTACTTGCTGATTCAACAAGCTCTCTTACTTGTGAATAACTCATAGCTTTATCAACCATATTATTGATAGCTGTAAAATCATCTAATGATAATAGTTGTCTATGAGTATTTTCAGATTTAATCTTGTCAAGCCATTCTTTGTAAGCATTTGTTGCTGTAGGTCTTTTACCACCTATTTCATTACAAATCTCACTATCGTCTATTGAATAGAATCTTTGATTGAATGCTTCTGGTTCTAATAAAAGACAATGTGCAGCTCTACCAAAAGCAAAGGTTGCTGTATCTTCTTGTCCTCTTTCGTAATAAGATTTTAAATATTGTGGCCCACCTTTAATAAGTTGACTTAAATGTGAATTGGTAACATGAGTTTTATCATTGTAGTACCAATTATCATCTTTATCGATTATACGACTTTCGTTTTTGTCGTAATTCTTTTGGTGATTCATAAAATCTTCTGCTTCTGTACTTGGAATAAGTGTCATAAATTAACGTTTTTTTGGTTTAATAAGTTTCTTTTTCGTTTTTGGTCGTATTTCATTCCATTCAGGTTCTCCATACAACTTCCAATCATACCCCCTAATTAGTGCAAATTTCACAAATTCAATAATATCTATTTTGTAAACATCTTTTTTCAGTGTTACAATTTTGTTGAGCCATGGAATAAATGATTTGATTTCTTTTGTTTCTACAAACGAAAGCTTATGTGCTTTATATTTTAGAAACATCTTCATTATTACTTCCTTTTGCTCATTACATAGTATTACTCCTTTTGTTCCATAATCATCAATTAGATAAATTTGATTAGCGTATCTCATTAATAAATTTTGATAAAGATCTAACTGCATATTTTATTGTTCTTGGTTTAAATGTTTTGTCGGTCATTAAATATCTATCAGGTGTGAATGTGTTTTTAAATATAGTTGGTACTTTAATTAAATTAACATAGATATTATATCTATAATAAAGGAATTTAATATTTAAAGTAACAAGCCTTGTCATATTACCCATATCAAAAGTAGCTTTTGTTTCAACTATAGATATACCTTCTGAATCACAAATAAATTCTGTTTTGATTTTATTTTTAGTAACATTAACTTCTTCAACAAAAATACCGTAAGCTTTTTTATTCCAATAGATTTTAAAATCTGGTGTATAAGAAGATGGAGCAAGTATTGTTTGTGTCAATTCTTTATCATCTACTTTTTTCATCTTTTTAATATAGGTATGCGATAACCCGTCTGTAAGTTCATAAGATGTTTCTATCTTTTCCCAACGATTAATATAACCTCTACCTTTAAGTTCTTCTAAGTACCATGAAAAATACTTTTCTTCATTACTATCAAAATGTATCATATCTATATTTAAATATCAAGGAGCAACAAAGCCCCTTGAATAGTTATTTTAGTTTTTGCAATATATCGTCTAACTCATTAAGTTCAGCAGTTTTGTTAAGGTGTCCTTCTCCAAATCTATTGTTAAAGTCCTCTGCAATTAATATTGCTTTATTTAATGCGTTCAGATATTGTTTTGGTGTTTGTCTTATTCTTAACTTTTCATTCAATTCTTCAATATGCTTTACCATATCGATAGTTCTTAAAAATGAAATAGTTATTCTTGTCCTACCCTCATCTTCTAACGTGGTAAGTTTGGTAATGGTAAATTTTTGTAGAGAGAAGTTTAAAGACACTTCTTCTTCAATTTCTTTTTCAAATGGTTCTAAGTTTCCAGGAACAGATAACTTTATAGTTTTCAGGATTGGTCTTAGCTCATTATTTGCTTCAATGATAGATTTTATTATGTAATTTCTTTGTTCTTCACTTAATATCATACTTTTCAAATAGTTTTTTAAGTTTATACTCAAACTCCATAAATAGAAGTTCTATTTCCAATTCCCCTGCTTCTATAATATCTTCAATTTTATCCATTGATATTAGTATTATTCATTTCAGCTCTTAGCCAACTTACTTCACTTCTCATAATGTCTAAATTCTTGTATCCAGCTTCCATCACTCTTCTAAGCATATACATTTCTGGGTATCTAAAATTGCATACATTTTCAGCTTTACTTACAGGCATACCATCATTATTGATTAATAAGTACTTCTGCCCTTCAAATTTCTTTTGAATATTAGCTCTGTGCTTTTCTAAAAAGAAAAGATTAGCAGCCAATGTTCTTGCCATATTTAATAACCCTTCAGGATGGTGTCCGTCAGAACTATTATAATCTTCAATGATTGTTGTTATTTTATCTAATATTTCATTCATATTTATATTTTAATTACAGAGAGTACCGAAGTACTCTCCATAGTTTTTTAGAATGGTAAATCATCATCATCATTAGATGGTGCTTCAACTGGTGCAGCATTACTTTGTTGTGGTGTAGTTCCCGCAGGAAAATCACGCATCCACTTAGCAAGCTCTCCTTCAAATTTATTTCTATCAGAATCTCTCAATGCTGAAAATAAATAAGATTGATTACCATTGATAGTTCCATCAGCTTTACCACTAAAAGAATATTCAATTTTAGTTCTTACTTCTGGTTTGTTGTTGTTGTTTTTATCGTAACCGATATATTCAACTTCTTTAAACAAAGCTTGAACTTTTCTTGTAACTGCAGATTTAATTACTTGCTCTCCTTTTAAGGTAAAGTCTGCTCCTGCATTTTCAAGTAATTCTTTTAATCTTTTGTTTTTATATTCAATAGTTTCTGTACTATCTGTTTCTCTTACTCTATACAATCTTGTTGTATTAATTTCTTTTGCTGCATTAGCAGTTTCAAACGTAAATTCAATAAAAGGACATCCTTTATGATCTGCTGGAGACATTTTATATCCTTTAATAATTACCAACTCAACACAAGCCTTAGAAATATAATTACCTGTTGTTTCTGCATTTTTGACTGCATTCATTTCATCTTCAAAACTCATACTCTTAATTTTTTAAATAAATAAATAATTTTACTGTTCTTCAGTTTTTGTTTCTTCTTTTGGAGTAGTTTCTGTAACTACTTCTTCTTCTCCATTAATATACGATTCTACATACTTAATAACTTCATTTATATCGTTATCAATAGTAGGTGGTAACATATCCATTGGAGATTTTGCTGATACATGCTCAAAACCTTTTTGTTTATTAGTTATGAATCTATACTGTGGTGTACCATCTTCTTTAGTAATCATATCACTAAATAAGACTATTACAAACTCTTTCTCTACTTTCTTCTTCCAACTACCTTCAACTGCAATAAAACGTTCTTCAACGCCATTACTACCTTCTAATACTTGGTCAATTCCAGTAAATACAATATACTTATTAGTACCTTTTGATTTAAGTAGCATTTTACCTATTTCCTCCTTGTAGTTACCCCACAAATCAAAACCAGTATAATACTTACCTGAATCACGATATTGATGCTCCACCAAAGAAGTAAATGATTCTATCACAATTACTTCAATACCTTCTTTTCCGATTGCTTTATCAAAAGCTTTATGAAAAGCATCCATATCAGCAATAGGAACATTTAATTTAAATTTCCCTGCACCTTTAAATGGTAATGCTTTCATTTCAGTATTTAGCACTATTGTAGTAGCTGGATTAAGATTTCTTAATGATGAACTTTTGCCGGTACCAGATGGTCCAACAATAAAAATGTTTGGCTTCATGTTTAATTTTTATAGATTAGAAATTGTGTTCCTTTAATGTCTTCAATCTTATCAAGAATGTCTTGATGGAAAGATTTTGTTTCAACATTATCGTAACTTTTAATTGTTTTACGCTCCATATTTACCATATTACAAGCACTTTTCACACTATTATCATTGTCTATGCAGTTTATTACATTTACAGTATTTATAATGTAGCTCAAAACTTCGTTTTGGTTAAGCTTTTTATGTGGTGGTGCGATTAAAATAATTCTACTGTTTATATTAGTCATAATGTTGTAAATGTACAAAAAATACATAACATAAAAAAGTTTATTTTTTACTCTTTTTTATATAATCATACTTTTGGTCTTTTCTTCTTCTAAGGTTAATGTCTTTACCCTTTTTTTCTATTATTTTTTTGTAAGTATAATGCATTTTTAATATGAAAAAGCCTTTAATATTCACTTCTTCATTTCTTCTTATGATAATACGAATACCATTATAGAATTTACGTATTATCAAATGTATTACTCTTATATCTATTCCTGTTTCATCAGAAATTTCTTTAACTATTTTGCTATGGTAATACTTTTTTCTACTCATGGTCAAAATTAGTGTTTGGGTCAATTCTCTCGAAATGTTCTCTTTTTAGTTCTTCATAACTATTTCTCTCAATACTAATAAACTTAGTAAATTTAGATTGATAAGCTACTTCTACTGTTCCCATTCCTGTGGAACGACCTTTGGCAAATATTAATTCTGCATGTTCTGTTTCTGGAATACCATGTTGAATATTAAAGTATGCCGGTCTATGTACAAATGCTACTATATCAGCATCTTGTTCAATAGCTCCTGATTCTCTTAAATCTCCCAATGTAGGTCTTTTATCAGCTCTTGAATGTATTGCTCTATTAATTTGAGATAATGCTATTATTGGTATTCCTAATTCTAAAGCTAAACTTTTAAGTTCTCTTGATATGATAGCCACTTCGTTTTCTCTATTACTTGGCTTACCAACATCACAGCTCATTAATTGAAGATAATCAATTATGATTAATTTAGCTTTATGTCGAATAACAAACTTTCGTATCTTATTACAGATATGCGATATTTTTCTTGATTTATCATCAATCCAAAACTTTTTACCTTCAAATTGACCCATTGTAGAATGAAGTCTATCTCTTTCTTCTTTAGAGAATAGTTTTGACCTCAATTTAGATAGTTCAACTGTAGATTCAGCAGCATACATTCTGTTTAGTAATTGAATAGTGCTCATTTCTAAACTAAAAAATACAGCTTCAACTCCATTTATTATTTGGTTCTTAAAAATCTCTAATGCAAGAGAAGTTTTACCCATAGATGGTGCTGCAGCTAATATAAATAGTTCTGTTGGTTCAATAGAGTAAAGAAATTTATCTACATTCTGAATGTAAGTCTTAATAGAGTTGTCATTATCTTTTTTAGCATCCCAACTTGCGAGTACTTCTTTATTTGCTAAATTTAAATCAAACTCTACTACATCGCCCATTTCTTGAATATCAACAACTTTATCGCTAATCTTATTAATTACTTCTGATGGATCTACTTGATTATTACAATCAGCTCTTATCTCATCTGATAAAGTCATTAACTCTCTACGTTTAGCATATCCATTTAAAATAGAAACATGTTCTTCTAAGTGATAATCAGATTCAATACGTTCACACATATCATTAAGATAAACAACAAGGTCAAAACCTCTTTTTTGTTTCATCATAATATCAACATACTTTCTCTGCATCAGTTTATCAGTAACAGTAGCTATATCTATTTTAGAAACTTCTGCAAGCTCTTTAACAGCTAAATAAATGTATCTTGTTTCTGTAGATGAAAACTCTCTAACGCTTAATTGTTCAGCAACTTTAAAGTAGGATTCAGGAAAATTAACAAACGTAGCTAACACAATTTCTTCAATATCGATATTTGATTGACCAATAAAGTCGCTTTGACTCATTAGTGAAAACTGTAAATCTTTTCTTTTATCCATATAATTATATTTTAAAAACAAAGAGCACCAAAGCACAACGGCTTTGACACTCTTTCTTTAAATTAATTCTCTTTAGTGTATCTTACTAAATAACTACACCAATCTAAGTATTCTTTTTTTGATTTAAAATAAGTATCATGCCTATGTCTTACATTCTTTATTGAACTAAATCCATTTATTACATCTTCAACTGTAAATGGCATTTCTAATTCACCATCTTTAGGTCTTTTTCCTTCTTTTGGAAATTCTCTAAAATTAGGTGGGCCACTCCATCTGAATGGAACAGAATGAAATCCAATAGACACAATTTCCTCTCCTTTAAAAAATACAATTGATTCAATATAATTATCATTTTTGTTATGATAAACCTCTATACTGTTATCCTTTGCAATAACTTTATCTGCTAAATTTTTCAGATTGTCATTGTTTCTAATACTTCTCTCATGTCTTGCTTCTAAATATCCCATATTATGTTTAATTAAATTTTAAAAAATATTCAATACCACTATGAACATAAATAAAGTGTGTTTTAGTCCTCGTACATTGATGCTCGTATGGATTTGGAAAGTTTAAAGCTAAATTTTCATATAAATCTGGCAAATATTTTTTAATAAGTTTTTTGATTTTTGAACCATTAGCTTTAACACTGTTTTTTGTTAATTCATTCCATTTATGTATTGATATACAAGTACAATCACATACATAATCTAATCTTGATACATTGTAAATCATATTTTATCGTTTTTATCTTCACATTCTTCACAAATAAGAAGTAAATGTAATTTATATAAAGGAACATAAAATATGTTTTTACATTTTGAATTACAACATTCCTTTGGTTTTCCTATCATGCTGCTTCGTTTAATATTCCTAAATACTCGATAGCCTTAAATGCTTCTTTCATTGCATCGTAAACTAACATTTTATCATTCTTTAATGCTCCAAGCCAATTTTGAATATACGCTGCATTGTTATCAATAACATCATTCTCAATACCTGCTTTACTACATAAAAATGCTGAGGTAAGCTCTGCTACTAATTCTTCTTTAGCATACTTTTGACTTCCTTTTTCAATTCTATCTACAATACCAGGCCTTGCAAGTCTATCTTGATGTCCTGTTGAATGAGCCATTTCGTGAAACAAAGTAGCGTAATACCCTTGTTCTGAATGAAATCTAATCTTTTTAGGCATAGATATTATATCAGCTGATGGCATATAGTATGCTCTACCATCGTGATGATTTTCAATAGTAGGAACTTTATCCATAAATGATTTAACTAATTCTTCACAAGATTCAATATTATTAAAAGCAGAAGGTCTGTTAAGACTATCTATTTTTTCTTGAAAAGGATTTTCTATTCCCTCACATTGTTCTAAATTAAAAACTGTAGAACGCTTTACTAAAGGAATTACATAAGACTTTCCATCATCATCTATTTTATCTAAAAATTGAAAATAAACAATACTGGTACCATTTTCTCCCTTCTTTACTTTTCCACCTAATTGTTGAGCTTGTTTAAATGTAACCCAAAGAGGTGTTTCTCTATCTTCAAGTAAAGTATTAAAAAAGTTAGCTCCTTTATATATTTTCTTTGAAATCATATTTTTAGGATAACCGAATTGAACTGACTTCCATGGTTTTTTCCAAGGTATTTCTCCTTGTTCTAATTTGCTGATAATTTTATCAGTAAGCATTTGGTAAACATCTATTTTAGTCTTCTTTTTCGTCATATCCTCTTGGATTTTAAATTTTAATGATTTCACAACTTTCTTTTAATAAATCTAAGTCTATTCTACCAGCATTACTGCTATAATACCCTTGACTTTCAAATCTTTTACAGAAATTATCTAATGCTACTTCTGCTTCTTGAATTGTTTTATAATTAGACTCCCTTTCAATAGGGAATCCATCTGGACTTAATACTTCATACATAAATTGATTTTTAATTAACAAAGAGCAACAAAGCACGAAGCTTGTTGCCCTTTATTTTACTCTACATCAGAATGAGCTTCATAGAATAATGATATATGATATTCTAAATCTCTTATTTTAGCTTTTAAACTAATAATAGCATTATTATTGTTTTCATTAAAACACCCTTTAAATTGTCTGGAATTGGTTATTTTTTCGATTCTTTCTAATTCTAAAGATAAATTATCCCTTTCTCTTTCAAGTACTATTATTGAATACACCATAATTTAAATTTTCATAGGCCTTGTTGTGCAAGTTTCTGTATTTATATAACCACCATGATGAGTGATTACAAAATCTTTAAGAAGCCTCCAAATTAAACTCATGCCTGATGTTACAAGTATTGAGTTAATAAATAAGTCTTGTTTTTGGAGAGCTTCGTATGTGCTACAACTTGGGCTGTTAAGTTCTTCATTTTCTTCCATATTTGGAAACAAATCAATAACATTTTTTAATTTAGATATTGTTTCGTGTTTACCATTTGGCTGCTCTATTTCTGTAGAACCTAATATGAATTGACCAAAATCTTTACCGTTACCAAAATCTAACCAATAATAAGGTTTTTGATATGGTTGAGTTCTTTTTGCTGAAATAAATGCATCTTGAACTTCTTTTCTTGTTTTAACATTGTCAACACACGTAATAATAATGTTTACACTGATTCCTACTCTCCTTTTAAATTTCTCTGGTATTGACACCCAATTAGTTCCATAAAATCTATTTAATCGAGTAATTAATGCTGATGCTTTATAAGCGCCTAAATCAGCTTCAGAAAACTTCTGTCTACCGATATTTGGTTGTTCTACAATATCATCATCTACTGCTTGAACAAACAGTCCGGGATGCCCTAAAGCTAATAGACTACTATTTATTTTTGCTAAGTCTGTTAAAACTTGTGTTCCATTACCACCTACACCAATTACCATAACGGTAATAGGGTGTAGTGGGTCCATAAAATATTCTGGTGCGTAGTGTATTTTATTCATGTTTCCAATTATTTTGAGCATATTGACAAAATAAGCCAAAATGACTATGTGTGTATTTTAATTTATCTATCCATTTAGCATCATTATTATTTGTCCTTTCATTATAAAAAGAGTTAATAATGATTGTTTGCATATCTGAATTGTCTTTATAAATATTATGTTTATTAAGATAATTTTTTATTGCATATTCTTCTTTTCTCATATTAAATCTTTTAATTTTTTACCAAATGGTTTTAAAACATTGTTATCAAATATTTTATTGTTATTAATTTGGTCTTTAATAAATGTGTTTAAATTTCCTTTTATTGGGCTTCCTTGTGTTTGTAAATGACTAAACTTAGATTGGAAAAAAGCTTTTTCCCAATTTTTCATCATTTCACTAACTTCATTTGAACTGAATATTTTAGCATTACCCATACAAACATTTCCATTGCTATAAATATTGTGCATAGGTGCATGATATAGCTTACTATTTAGTTTAGGCTTTTTTGTTTTTATTGCGTAAACAGATAGTTCATCCCTTTGAAGTTTAAAGATTAATGTAGGTAGATGCATTAGCCCATCATTAATGTTTAATTTTTTAATAAAAGATAGATTATGCCAACCCGATTTAATATACCATATAATAGTTGGTACTGCATCATCATTATTGTATGCTAATAAGTTTTCTGGAAGAAATCCATCGCAATAAATTCTTTCTAATTTTATAGGATCTATCTTATCTAATATTTCAGCAATAGCTTTTTTTGTTAAAGGAGTTCCTTCCAACATTTCAAAACCAGATACACCTTTTTTTATTCTTCTTGATTCTAAATAATAATTACTGTTTTTTTGCTCGTAAGCTATAAGTGCTACTTTAGGTATTAAATTATCTTGTAATTCCATATTTAAACGTAAAAATCATTCATAATCTTATCTGCGTAATAAGAGGTCATATTGTCCTCTAAATACATTTGTAGCTTAAACTTATCTACAAAACTAAATATAGCCGATTCTTTAATATTTTCTGTTTTATAATCATAAAACTTAACTACAATTCTTCCATTATCTTCATAATGAACTTTAACTGTACCGTAGACACAACATTCTCCAATGTCATAAGTTCTTTTCATTACTCCAGTATGTGTACTAATACCATTTGCATTTCTAAACATATATTTAAGTTTTAAATTAATAGTAAAGAGGCTCAAAGCCTCCTAACTATTTTTTCTATTTCAAAAACACTATTAAGTACATCCATATAGTCAATTGGAAATTGAGATATTTTAACATCTTCATTGTTTATAATTTTCTGTCTAAACGGTAGTGTTCCACCCTCATTCCAATAGGATTGTATGTCTTGATTTAAAAACCAAGATACTCTATTGCCACAATCTTCATCATAATCCCACCCAAACATCATATATTGAAAAGGATATACAGCATAAGAATCTTCTAATTCTTTATTTGTAGTGTGAATAAAGTCAAAAAAGCTACATTTATAATTAAGTAAGTTTAATCCTTTTTCTAATAAATTAAAAACACTATTCTCTAATTCTGTTTTTGGCTTAAATGATTTCACTTTAGATTTTAATTGTCTTAATGTTGTTTTTGAATTTTTGATATATTCTCCATAAACGTAATAAGTTCCAGAAGTGTAGCAATCAATATTTTCTTGATAACCACATATATCATCTTCGTCTCCATTTTCTTTTAATTCCTCAAAATCATCTTTTGCACACTGTAAAGCGTTTTCATAATCAGAACAATTAAAGTAAAAAGGAATGCTAAGTTTATCATGGAACAAACCAAACAAATCTATAAGCAAACCAAAACAATTTAAATCTTTTTTTTCAATAGTTTCGAGGAACTTTAGTTCTGCTGAATAACCACTATCAGGGCAGTCATAATCATAAAATATTTCAAGATGATATTTTTCATCTTCATATACTATATCCCAATTATCTTCACAAACTTCATTAAATGAATTTATCATCCAACTTAAAAACTCTATTGGTTTTGTTTCTTCTGTAAAGTTTTTTGTATGCAAGAATATAGATACATCATTTTTTATGTATGGATATATTTCTTTAATTACTTGTTCTGGAGTTTGGTTTTCACTAAATAATCCTTTTTTTAATATAAATTGATATTCTAAGTTGGTAAGTTCTTTTAGATTATTGGTTCTATAAAAATTGGTAAAGGCAACATTCTTGAATGATTTTTTTCTATTCCTTGTGATACGTTTGTTTTTGCAGATTCGATTATTATTGAAGCTATCGAATTGTGTTCTCTTTTTCTTAGAGTTTTTATTTTTGATTGTTTTTTTGGTTGTTTCTTGCATAAGAAATCAAAATATTGGTCTGCGTTCATTTTTCTATTTTTTTTTAACAAAGAGAAAAAAAGTTCTTTTTCGCCCATTGAAACGGGCGATAACATGTTTATATAAAACATAAAAGATACTTTTTTCTCTTTGTTTGTTGTTTTTTTTTGTTTACGTTTCATATAAACGTGTTAGCAACAATAAAAATTATTACCACTATTCACCATAACCATCTTCATCCATATACAATACCACTTGGGCAGCCACACTTTTCGCTTCCTCATCTGTCATTATAACAGACCCTTGTTTTTTTAATGCTTCCATTATTCTTTCTTCTAAATCCATAATTTTAAAAGTTGCTAACAATGGCTATAAATAAAAGCCTTTGCTAAGGTTATTTCTTTGAATCAAACATTTGTTATACGGCTTCAATTCATAGCCGTAGCCGTTATATGTAATATTTGCCTACCTTCCAGTAAAATACTATTCTGGTTCTCTGGCTAAGATCATCACATAAGGCACTTTTTAATCCTGTAATCTGTATTGTTTTTAAGCGTTTCTTCCCGTTCCAAGTCTGCTTATAATGTTGGTAATGTATAAGTTCAAAAACGGCAAATATTACATATAACAATGCGTCATAAATCATTGCTAAGTATTTGCTTTTAATCGAGTGTGTGCGTGTAATCTTCATCGTATCTATTATTAAAATTTATCTGTAATTTAGCAACACTTCATACGCTAAACGTTAGCCACAATTCGATGAAGTGTTTAGTAAGTAGTTTAGTAGTCTTAATTTTTCCTTCACAAACTTTAAGCTATCAATTGAGTGTTCCCATTCAGAAGAGTATTGCTCTTTCTTGTCAATTTCTTCTCTTATTTCAATTACGTTTTGCTCGTAAAATTTAATTCTGTCGTGTATATTTTCTTCTAAAGTCATAGTTTTAAAAACTGTGGCTAACACAAAATATAGTGAATAGCCGATTAAACATTTGTTTTTCATAGCCAAGTTTTAGGTGTTCGGCTACTCA